CGGCATTAGCTCAGGGAATGTTTTCCAGAAACCACGTAGCGCCAGCTCGGCGGATTTCTTACCTTCAGCGGACAAACTCGGGTATAGCGTTTCAATCTGAGCGATGGCTTTCCGCGCCTCATCCAGCGCGTAGGCTGGGTTACGGGTTTTCACATCCCTGAACCACTGCTGCTTATACCCCGCCGCCCAGGTACTGACCATATGGTCAAACCTGGCTTGATCTTTTGCGGAGGCAGCTTTGCTCTCCTCCTCGCGTGCAGCAGCAGCCGTTGCCGTTGCGAACGCGCTGAAGTCTTGTCCGGTCAACCCGCCGCCGTTGCCTTCCGGGGTGCCCGTTGCGCCGGGTGCTTGGCCGTTGGCAAGCTGCCCCATCGAGGTATTGGCGTCCCAGCCAGCGCCGCCACCGCCAAGAAGTGATTGCTGGATGCTCAGATACTCGTTGACCTTTTTCCGCTGGTACGTGGCACGATCATTAGGATTGGTGAGCCCTTGGTAGAAGGCATCTCCATCTAACTGTTCTAGCACGTATTTGGTCGCGCTGGCCATTGCTTCTGGCGACATGGGCTTCGGCTGCACGGCTGCGCGCTTGCGCGCTTCCGCGATCTGCGTGAAGCGAGGGTCGATAGTGCCGGGTTGCGCGGTTAGCCCTTGCTGCGGCGCGCTACCTGCCAGTCCGGGGGAGATAGCACGTTGCGTGTAACCCGCGTAGCCGGGGGCCTTCCGTGCTCGCTTTGCGGCGTCACCTTCGGTATCGGCAGATCGTTCAAAGATTCGCGTGAAATCCGCCGCCGCACGACCATAGTCATTGCCGTAGTCATTGGCCAGATACCGCCGCATGTCGCTTTCCGTCATGGCGTAGTCAAGTTGCTGCGTCCAACTAGGATTCTGGTTACCCGCGTGCTGGAACAATTTGGTGCGACGGTCTCCGCCGTGCCCGAATAACCCATAGCCGGTGTAAGCCCCATTTTTCTTGTCATGCAGTGCGGTTGGGTCGAACCCGGACTCCTGTTCGATATTGGCAACGATACCAATCGCATCAGTAGGGTCAACACCGTGCTTACTTACCAAGTAATCATAAATCGCAGCGGGAGGAATCGTTCCCGCTTGCGGAGAACCCGTTGTTGGCGCTCCACCGCTAACAGGCCCGCTTAGACCTTGACTCATCCCCGCCCACGCCTGCATCAGGCGTTCGCGCTCCTGGTAGAGGCGGGCCACCTCTTCCACGGCATCGGGAGGCATCTTATTGATCTGATCATCAATCGCTTCGATCTGCCGGCGGTAGGTCTCAAGCTGGTAGTCCTGCTCTGCCTTCTGCCGCTGCCAATCGTAATGGCTGCCAAGTTTATCGCGGTACTTGATCTGGGACTCCTGCTCGCGTAAATCCGCCCAGGTCTTGGCGTCGATGTTTTTCGCCGCGTAGTCAAGGATTTCGGGCTCCGTACCTTCCACCACGGTCTCAAACAGCGAGTCCGGTGCGTCGATAGGACCATGCAGCACGCGGTAGCGCCCGCCGCCCAAATCGACACGCTTGAACTGCTTATCGTTGTAGATCAGGTTATATGCGTCCTCGATTGCCTGGTAGGTCCCGGCTTGTAGGGCCTGCTCACCGATGTTCTTAATCTCTTTGAGGCGCATATCCTCGGCCTTTTCCACCAGGGTAGCGCCCTTTTCCGCGTCGCCAAACTTCTCGTGCGCCCGGCCTCTGGCTTCCATCTGTGCGGCTGCGATCAGGCCCTTAGTAGGCTTGGCGCCATACGCCGTGTTGCCGAGCTTCCAACCTTGAACGTCCGATCCCATAGGGCTGGCCGGAAGGTAGCGCGCCGGATTGTAGTCGACACCAAACTCCGCGTTTTCGCGCATGACCTGCTGACTGACCGCGTCGTTGGGGTCCTTGGCTAAGGCAATCTCCGCCTCGGTGGCCGGGCGCGCCTTGACTTGAACCTCCGGACCTAAACCCGCGGCCATCGCTAGTTCGTTACGCAAATCCTCCTGCTCACGCAGCCCACGAAAAACTAGCCCCAAACGCACGCCTTGGTTAAGCCCATCAGCTAAACCGCTAAAGAAGTTACCAGCCATACCGCTGCCCTCGCATCACCTAAACTTAAAGGCGCCGTAGGCACCGATACCAGAACCCACCAGTCCACCAATCCCCTGCCACATTGCTCCCGGCCCGTTGGCGTTATAGATGCTGGTCTGAGAATTGAGGATGCCGCCCAGCCCCTGCATCTGCATTTGCTGCCCGTTCTGCGCCAAGCCGTAGGCCGAGTTCATCTGCCCAAACAGATTGTTCCCCGCCATCATAGAGTTTTGGCCGGCCGAGTTACCGGCGTTCATCGCCATCCCATAGGCACCGTTGGCCGCGCCGACCAGATTACGTCCGACACCGACCGTATTGGTCAACATGGCATCGCCATAGGCTTGCGCCTGCTGCCGGGTACCCGTCATGGCGTTGGCCCGTTGCGCTGCGAGCCCCAGCTCCGAGGCCCGGTTCAACCCGGCGTACCGCCCGCTGTTGGGGTTCACGCCCATGGACGCCATGGCGCGTTCGTTCATCGCCTGGGTGTTCTGGAACGCCAGACCGGCGTCGGCCGCCGCCTGCTGCGCGAGCTGTTCTCGGTAGGCGTCAGAGTTGTACTCCTTCACCCGGTTGACCATCTCGGTCTCCAGGGGCCGGTACTGTTGCTGCATGTAGTCGTAGTAGTCCTGACCCTGACGCATCTGCTCGTTCATCAGTCCGAGCTGCGCCCCACCAATCTGGTCAATGATCGGCTTGTAATCGGCGTATTGCTGTTTGGCGAACGCCAGTTGGTCGTCCGCCGCTTGTTTGGCATACTGCGCCGCCTCGGCGGATGCGGCCGCCATCGGCCCGTAATCTGGAGCTTTTGCCTTGCCGCCCATGTGGTTATACCTCTTTCGGGATGTAACGGCAGTTCTCGGGCCGCAACACTTGAATGACCAGATCGCCGTCCGCCGCGCCGTCCGGCATGACGTACTCCACCTCGAAGCCCACATGCTTGTTAAACGCTAGGGCCTGGCTGTTAGACGCTGGCGTGAGGCCGGTTAGACGCTTGAGTTTGAGGTGGCTAAAACAGTAGTGGAAGAATGTCGTGAGCATGTTGCGGTTCATCCACTGCCGACCAACACCGGCGATGTGAACATTAGCACTACGGCCAGTATAGGATTCAAGCACGATGCCGGCAAGTAGTTCACCTGCCTCATTTTCCAGTCCCAGGCACACGTACCCCGCCCACGCCTCGGCGGAACAATCGGTCTGCGCCGCCACCCACGCCGCCACCCGCTGGTGTTGATCCAGCACCAGGCGCTTGTTGGACGCCCGCAAGTTAGGCGCTGCCACCCAGTCGCCCTGGATAGGCTGGGGTACGCACGCGGTCGAGAGGTTATCCGGCTCAAGCCGTTGTTCCAGGTAGGCCGCCCCGTGCAACAGGCCCACGATCAGCTCCGGCGTCAGGCGGTTGCCCTCGTTACGCCACAGGAGGTCAGCGAGGGGGTTCATCGTTTCGTTCCTATGTAGCCCAGAGCGATGTCACGGGCGTTGATAATGATACTCGTGTCGCCTATCCCGTTTTTGGCTTGCAGCTTGAACGTGCCCGTTGTCGTGCCGACGTACTCAAAAGTGGAAATCGGCAACGTGTAATAGTACGTAGGCGTCGTGCTCGCCAACCCAGCAAACGCCAGTGAAAAACCGCCTTCTGCGAATAACTTGGTCTGACCGCCCGTAATGCGCACTAGTCTCACAGCAACATCTGTCCCGACCAAGCGCGTAAGCGGACTCGCGGCTGCCGTAGCTGTGGCGGTGAACCGCCCAAAAAACACCGCGCCCAGATCAGCATCAGCGTTGGCTAAGCTACTAATCGTGACCGTGGCCAGGTCAACATACATTTCGTCATACGCACGCCAATACAATGGGCTGACTGCTGGAGTGCGGCCGGAGTTTTGCTGTATGCACACATACACAAGATGCCGCGACACGTGCCACACGCGATTACCGACAAAATAGGTAGTGCCGCTTGCCCATTGCGTCACGCTGGTAGGGTAAAACAAGCTCACGGTACCAAGCGTTTGTCCGTCTGGTGGCACAAACCCCATTTGCGACACCGCTCCCTTGCGCAGATGAATCGTCTCAAACTCGGCACTGCCGTCGCCGTTGATCGCCCAGCCAGCCGTGTTGGCCACATAATCAGCACTGCGCAGAAAGCAATCGCTGGCCCCGCCAGAGCCAAAACGCATCAACTGCGCTCCGCCCGCAAAGACGTTCAAGCTGCTCCCGTTCCAGCGCAGGCTGGGACCCGTGGGCGTTGCTCGGCCGTCGCCTACGCGCAGCTTGTACGTGCCGGCGTCGTTGCCGATAAAAATCCCCGTGCCGCCATCTGTAAAGCCCGTGGCGTTACCGTAATAACTACCGCGAACCGATACATTGTTGAACAGCGCGTTGCCGTCGCCGCAAATACGCCATTGAGGAACTTCGTTTGGCTGGTCATACCACTGCGCGGACTGGATACAAGTTCCAACCGCGATACTGCCCGCCGTGATCTTGTTTGCCGCCAAAGAGAAAATCTTAGCGTCGTCAATCGTTGCGTTCTTAATCTTGGCCCCGGTGATGGTCGCGTCGCGGATAAACGCCGCGTCGATGTATACCCCCGCCGGGATGGTTTGCGTGGTCCAGGTCCCGCCATTGGCCGTACAGGTCGCCTGTGTGGTGTAGGCAGCGTTAGAGCAGTAGCCGGTCAGGGGGGTGGCTTGGACCACGAAAGGAAAACTGGCGTCACTACTGCTGGTCGACCAGGCGGAGCCGGTCCAGTATTTGACGACGTTGGGGGTGACAGAGGTGTCGCGCCACGCCATGCCCTTGTACGGGTTAGCCGGAGCCGTGCTGGCAACCGTGGTCGGCCCAGTGATGAAGAACCGATTGGCCAGCACCCCAAACTGACTGAACGGTGTACCGTTGACCGGCTTCTCGGTAGACAGGCCAAAACCAGACACATGCCCGCCAACGTCAATCTTGACCGTGTACTGCGCCGACAGGACGCCATCAGCCTCTTGCAGCGCCTGGAAGCGTTGCTCCAACGCCGCCGTATCGCCGGGCACCCAACTCCCGCCTGCCGCTTCGCAAGTCGTCTTGGTGTAGCCAGTTTGCAGCGCGCCGTTGAGGTAACACTTATCCGTTGTAGTTACATAGACCTGCTTGACCGCGTCTGACCAGGGCAGCCCCTGATTCCAGCGGTACTCATAGGTCGCCTCGTCGCCGTGCGTGCCGCTCTCGCACGTCAGCTTGGTGCTGTCCGCCGTCGTTTGCCAAGCCCCGACCGGGCTCTTGGTGCGTTTGGTGCAGTAGCCAATCCGCGCCGTGGCGATGTCGCCTACCAGGGCCGAAGAACTGTCGTAACCGAACTTAGGGACGCTGTTGTCATTGGCGTCTTTGCACCGCACCGCCGTGACCTGACGGAACGACACCCGACTTACGGTGTTGGTAGCGATGTAGACAAACCGTACCGCCGCCCAGGTCGCCCCGGCGGGGGCTTCCGCTTTCACCCACAGGGCTTGACGCCGTTGCAGCTCGTCGCTGAACTCGATGGCCATCGGGTTGGTGCCACCCAAGAGCAACTTGCCGCCCACCACCACCGCCAGCGGCGTGCCGCCGGTCTGCGCGTTGTAGAACGCCAGTCGGTACCCCACCGAGCCCGTACCCGCCGTCAACGTCATCCGGGCGTCGCCCGTCACGCCGTACCAATCGCCAGCGGAGATCGGGAAACGGGGGAACGACACGATGTAGCCGTCAGAGGCCGGGGCATTAGCCCAGTTGGCCCGCGCCCCAAACGCACCCGTGTCCACGCTGAACTGGCCGGGGTTGCCCATCACCGCCATACCCTCTTCAAAGAGGGCGTTGGGGCACAGGTTGGGCCGTGAGTCCCCCGCCGTGGCGTAGACCAGTTCCGTCGCTTGCGCCAGGACGTTCTGGTCCTCGTCTACCCGGACATACTGCTCCTGGTAAACCATCGCCGCCGCCAGCATCTGCACCTTGTCCGTTACCAGCACCCAGGTATTAGGGGCCGCCTTGGCGGTGTAGACGAAGATTTGGTTGTTATTTGCACAGCCTGGATGGCGATAGACTAGCTGATCGCCAATCACATACACGGTGTTGTCCGCCACGGGTAAGGCGATGCAGGGCGTCCCGCTGCCAGTTAGCGTCGTCACCGTCGCCGCGCGGCGGTTGGCGTCTACATTGGCGTTAGCGATGGGGGTTACCTGCGGGGTAGCTACCCGCCAAGTGGAGCCATCCCAGCGTTTGAAGATTGCCGCCGCGTCCGTCTGCGGATTGCGCCACGCCCAGATGTCACCAATCTTAGTCGCAGTCGGCACCGCCTCCTGAATGAAATACTGGTAGGCGTTACCTATCCCGGCAAAAGCCCCCGCAAACAGCCCCTCGCGCTTTGACGCCTCGATGCTGTCACCGTCAGCCCTGACCACAGTCTCGTTGAGAATCGCCGCGCTCAACTGGTTGGGACTGGTCGCCGGCAGCAGCAGCCAGGCGGTGCCCGAGTAGCGGTACGCCTTGTTAATACTGGTGCCTGGATAGTAGGCGTCGGTTTCGATCCAGATGTCGCCCGCTTGCAGGTCGGGGTCCACCGTCGCGTTGGTCGGCGCCGTGGCCGAGCGAATCACCCGTCCCGTTACCGCTGCCAGCAGGGTCAGTTCCGACAAGGGCTCCGTCACGTCGATCAGCTCGATGCGCGTCGACAAGTCACGGTAAAGCTGCGACGCCGTGATCTGCCCCTTGAGCGTGTCGAGGATAACCTCTGGACGAATGGCCGTGCGGGCGCAGGTCCCCGGCGTGTCGTTGAACGGCCCCTCCACGTCGTCAACGTTGACGTGGCGAATCCAGAAGCACCAATAGTCATCGGGCTTGTCCACGACGTGGGAGTACATCACCCCCTTGGACTCACCCAGCATGTTGACCACGGTCAGCTCACCGGAGGAGCCATTGCGCCGCAGGGCGTAGACCTCGGTGCGGTCATGGCCGCAGTAGCCGGGCATGTCCCAGGACAGCAGGAAGCCCGAGAAACCCGCTGCGACGGTAAACCCCGTAGGCGCCGTGGGCGTAACCGGATTACCGCAGGGGGGCCTGGGCGGACCAGGGGGTTCGGGGGGATTGGGTGGCTCGCCAGGGCGCCGTGGCACCGTGCCGTAGACATAGTCCGCGCGCCGGACATAGGTGTCGCCATCCAGGCTTTCCCGCACCCGGTCGAGAAACTGCCGCAGATCGGGCGGAATGTTCGAGGAAACAAACGGCAGGTTGGAACGGCTCATGATTAACTCTGCGCGATCTCAGACATCGACTGGGCCAGCACGACGTTGAAGACCTCCTGGGTGACCGGATTCAGATCAATCTCCCAATCGCGCCCTTGCTGCGGCTCTAGCCGAAACGGATAGCGCCCATGCAGACGGGCGCCCGCCAGCACGCCGGGGGCGTCGTTGGCCAGCTCGGTCACCACCTTGGTCTTGTCCCGATAGAGCTGACACTTGAGGCTACTGTCATAGACATCCGCCTCCACCTGCGCGCAGACAAAGCCGCTGATCTGCGGCATAGCAAAGACCTTGGAGCGCCAGCGCGCATTGGCTACGTAGCCGCCCTCGCCCCATTTGCGCAGCAGTCCGCCACTAGCCAGGTAGAAATGATCGTTCACCGGGTCGGCGTAGGCACAGTCACAGGTAAAGCTATGGCGCACAAACTGCTTGGAGCGCAGGTCGACGACGAAGCCGGTGTAGGTCGCGGCCGGGGTAACGCTGTTGTCGGTCACCGCCCGATGGAAGGCGATGTACTTGCCGTCGTGGCCGTAGGCATGAAACGTCGTGCTGGGGCTGGTGCCCAGGATGTTCTGCCACGCCGCCCGGTCAAAGACGCTTTCCGTCAGGATGTCCGAGCCCCCCGGACGCAGCATGATCAGCCCATCCGGGCTGGCGTAGAGCACGATCCCGCCCATGCTGACGATGGACCGCTTGGCCACGCACGCCTGCTCGATGTCCGACTTGACCACTACCAAGGTGTTTGGGTCGGAGCCTTGGATGAAATACGGCGCCCCCTCGGTGAGCACCGCCAGGGTGGTATCCATCCGCCCCAGGCCGACGATCTTGTAGTCCAGGGTGTTGATGTAGGACTCCGGCCAGGCGTAGGGCCGGTAGGGCTCGCACACGTACAGATCGCGCTCGACGAAGCCCGCCACCATGCCGTTGGGTAGGTTGATCAGGCCCTTCAGCGCCGCCGGCGGTTCGGACCAGAGGATGCTGGGACAGGGCTCGCCCAACTTGTCGGCCTTGTAATCGTCAACGAAGCAATAGTGCTTGTTGCCCAGCGCGTCGGCCACGTCGTTGTTTACCGTGATTGCATCGGAGATAGACCCCTCCGTGACCAGCAGGAACACCCCGTTGACGGAACGGTAGAGCCGAATAGCGTGAATCTCCCGCCCGTCCGCCAGCTTCAGATAGCGAAACGCCCCCGTGCCCATGACCGTCGAGCCGTCAGGGAAGATCGCCTGCTTGGGTCCCGCGCCATCCGGGTCGGTGAATATCTGCATTAGCACTTTACTGTCCGCGTAGACGTTGGCGATGTCCGAGGGCGGCGACGGCGCCGACTCCATGGTCAGGCCAAAGCCGTCCGGGTAGGTGCTGGACCAGCCGGGCTTCGAGACCCAGGTGTAGACATAAGTCCTAGACTCGTAAGTGCCCTTGTTCTCCGTAGTGCCATAGCCCACCACTTGCTGGTAAGAGGCCGGTCCCCAGCGCACGGCAAAAAACGCCGGCGGCGTCCAGGTGCCGCCGTTGGCGGTGCAGGACTCCTCGGTATCATAGGGCGCCACGGAGCACCAGCCGCCGCCCACATACGGCGCTTTGGTTTCGACGATCAGGGACGAACCATCCACCGTCAGGTCCAGCAGCGTCGACCCCGTCACGGTAGTTAGCGGATTGTTGGTGTAGGCCCAAGTACCCGCAAACGCCGACCGCACCGCCTCCGCCGACAAGGGGGTCCCGTTCACCACCAGCCGCTGACTGTAATCGTCCTCGCCCCAGCGCGCCACGAAGCGGAGCGCCCCACCGGCAGCGTTCACCACAAGTTTGACATCGTTGCCGACTTGCGTGGCGGTGACAAACTGCGCCCCTCTGATCTTGGCCTGGAGGTTGATCTCCGCCGTCAGCGTTTGCGCCCCCAACTGCTCCTTAGTCAAATGCGACAGGTCGATAGCCGTGACGTTGACTTCGTTATCAATGGACAGTTTCAGCCCATAGTCAGGCGTCATGGTCGCAATGGTAGCGGCGGTCAGCGTCATGGTCGGGTAGACCAACAACGCCGTGTTGATCGTGGTCGGGTAATACCAGCGATAGCCGTTGGCGTCTTTGTCCAGCGCCGCCTGCACATCACAGGACTGATTCACGTAATTCCAGGTGGTGAACTCCGCCAGGATGCTGGCCGTCAGCACCAGCTTGACCGGTTTCTTTTCCGGTGTAACGTAGCTCACCGCCCCTTCCGGTTTCTTCTCTGGCGCCGGCAGGCCCAAGCGGAACGACTTGGTGTTGGGGTAGGGCGCAGTGTTGTTGCTGATGGTGTAGGTCGAGCAGCCCGCCTTGGGGAAGACCCCGTTAGCGGTATCCCCAGTCCAGAAGTGCCACTCCTGGTTATCCCCGGCAATCTGCGCCCGGCACACATCCACGTCGGTGTTCCAGCTCAACCACCAATAGGCGTCGCTGGGCGCGTTCAGCCCCGCGCGGTACACCGTCTTGGCGCCAGAAACCAGCACCGGGCCGGTCAAGGCCGCGCTCAGGTCTTTCATCGGTTTCACCGACTGACCAAACGCCTCGACGTTCAGCGCCACCTGCGCGCCGCCCTCGTCCAGGTAACGCGGGTTGACACGGGGCGACACGCCCTTGAACGATTGAATGGAAATCTTCATGCCGTCACCACCTCGCGCAGCGCCGCGATCCGGTTACTCCAGCCCCGGCCAAAGGTCCGCCACTTGCTCAACCCCCGCAAAAAGGCCAGGCGCCGCTCGATCAGCGCCAAGGCCAGGCGCTCCAGCGCCGGCGCGTCTAACGCCGTCACCGCTGCCAGGGTCAGCGGGCCAATCACGCCGTCTACCGTTATGCCCAACTCGGCTTGCAGCCACTTGAGCGACTGCCCAGGGCCGCTGTTCACCGCCGCGTCGAACACCACCAAGCGCAGCGGATGGTAGGGCAAGTCCTCGCAGCGGCAGCGGTCCCAGTAACCCTGGCGGTAGATGCGCCGCACCAGCTCCATACGGATGTTGCGCATGGACCCCCGGTAGCCGTAGACCCGCGCCGTCCGCCGGGTGATGCCGAAGTTGGTCTCCGGGTCATCGCTGCGGTTCGAGTAGCCACCCTCCTGATCGAGAACAAACGCCAGCGCCAGTTCAAAGTCCATCAGCTTTCTCAGCCAGCAGGTTGTGCAGGTAGTCGATCCGCGCGGCCAGCGCCTGATCAGAAGCAACGCGCTCCTGGCGTTCCCTGGCCCCATCGTCGGCGGTGTAGCGCGGACCCTTGGCGGCGAAAAATGCCGAGTGCACCAACAGCGAGACCATAGTGATGTGCAGCAGGGCCAGTACGACCGCTATAATCTTACGGGACCAAATCATCGCGTAATCCTCCGTAGTTCCTCAAGAAACCGCTGGAACTCACGATTATGCTCCCCAAGTGTACTCTCGACCTTGTCCAGCGTGTTCTTGGTGTCGCGGATCGCCTCAATCTGATCCCGCGTCAGTTCCAGGAGCTGCTTGTGGTACGCCTTAGTCCCATCTTCCTTATCGCGGTACAGTACCAGCATCATCTTAACGGCCACCAAGCCGACCACCGCCCCCAGCCCCCACTGCACAAGAACCGTGAGCAGGCTGTCAAACTCCGTGACATGCGCCGCCGCCTCCGCTGCAACCACAGTAGAGGGTACCGCTGACCAAGCATACAACGCCGGTCTCACACGTCGTTATCCGGCACGTCGAGCTTGACCCGCAAGGATGCCAGCAACGGTAAGACCAACGCATCGTCCACTTTGGTCTCTGACTTGGCGATGGCGTCCTCCACGGCGTCTAGCAACTTATCCAGCGCCGTTTGCATGATGTCGTCAGGGATCAACGCCATAAGCGTCGGCAGCATTGCATTGACAATCGCCGTGGTCGGGGTCAGAAAGATCGCGTTCATTTCACTTGCTCCTGGCAGTTGATGCCAAGTTGATACTCAAACGACGCGACGGAGAACCGTCGCGCCTCGGCATCGGGCGCCACACGCCCGGTAGGTCCGCACTGGCAGCCGGTCAATAACACCAGCAGGGCCAGTTCACAGCGTCGCCGCCAACGTAAACAGGTCATCCAGTTGCACCTCGGTCAAGCCCAAGGCGGAGGCAAGGCTCTGCACCCAGGGATGGGTCAGTAGTCCTTGACCCTCACCCGGAACTCATCCTGGCGGACGCGCCCTTGCGCCGTGGTAGTGTTCACGGTGAACTTGTAAGTCGTCCCCGCCGCGCCGCCTTCGAGCCAAATATTGACCCGCTGGGCAACGATATGCACGGCCTGGATATTGATGGTGTCCGGGGCCACGGTGACCTGGCTGCCCGCCAAGCTATCGCCTGTCGGTAACCACTCTTGGTACTCCACGTCGTAATCCGTGATGTCGGCGGGCCGTTTGATAAAGGTGCCAAGGATCATGCCGGTACCCACAAGGTGCGTTCGGCCTCGGGCACGATCATGCCGCGCGGCTCATAGCTGATAATCATGTTGCGCTCGGGGGGCGCGTTGAGATCGCCACGACGCAGACCGATGACGTACCCAGTCGCCTCGCCCGTCGCCGTAACCGTAGCCAGGATCAACCGGCCGCCAAGCGCCTCTCCCTGCGCGACCAGCGCGGCCTCTACTGTGCCTTTGTGGTTAGTGGCCGGGACCAAGGGCGCAGAAAGCAGCCGCGCCTCGGCTGCCGCTTGACCACGATGGCTGGTAGCGACGGTCGGGGAGATCGTAACCCCAGCCGTGGCGTTGGCCATCCCGTACCGAGCTATCGTGCTGGTCGCCGTCAGGGTCGCGTTTGTTTGTCCCGTGCTCGCGGCGTAGTGCTGCGTCGCCAGGACTGCTTGAACCAGCTCCGCCCCCGCCGTAGCGTTGACCACACCGACCAGGGACGCCTGGCTGTTCGCCGTCAGGTTACCAAAAGCGTGCAGATACACCAACGCCCGGTTGCTTCTGGCCAGGGCCGCACTGATCGCCAGGGTCGTTGGCGTCCCTACCGCTTCCGCATAATGCTGCGTCGCGTAGCCTACCGGCGTGGCACTGCTGCTTGCCGTGGCGTTGGCCTCCGCATACCACTGGGTAGCAAAGACGGCGGGGATTGCCGTCGCGCCCATGGTGGTTTCAGCGGTAGCGGCGTGCTCCCGGCCCCCGCTGGCACTGGCTACAACGTTAACCGTCAGGCTGGCCTCGCCCCAGGTTAGGCGCGCACCGTCCGCGTTGCCTGTGCTTAGGGTGCTTGCCTGGGCGGCGCCCGCGCCGTTTCTACTTGGTGCCACCAAGCCAGACAGCGCCGTGCTAGCGCTCACGGTCGCCGCGTGCCCCTGCATGGGTGCCATGGCCAAGCGAACGGACATACCCGCCGTCGCCGCTACCTGAGCACCATGAACCCGCGTGCCCGTGGCCGCGCCCGTCGCTTGCGCCGAGGCGTCGACCTTGCCCGGAACCCCTGCCATACCATCGGCAGTCCCCAGGCACGTCACGGTCATAGTCGCCGTCGCGGGCTGCTGCCTGACCGCCTCCGCCGTAATAGTAAAGCCCATCCCCAGCGGCACGGAGAGCACCGACCAGGTGACTTGCTGGCTCAGTATCCCGGTAGCGTCGGCCGCGACATAGCCGTCGTGCCGCCAGAAAGCCTCACCGCTGAGCTTGGTGGACGCCTCCGCCCGCGCCGTGCTGGTGGCCAGCAGGTTGACCGTCTGGCCGAAGACCACCGGCGGCGGGTCTACCGTGGCTTCTGCAACTAAGGTCGCTTGCCCCGGACGATTGCGCGTCGCCTCGGCCTCAAGGGTGAAGCTGGTGGCGGCGATGACCTCGCCAATCTCGGACTCAGCAATGGCGCTGGCGGTGACCGTTGCCGTGCCATACGCCTCGGCGTACACAATGCGTTCGCACGCCGCCAGGGCGGTTGCCCGCCCCACCAGGACCGCCTCGCCCGCCGCCTGATACCAAGGGTAGGCTGTGCCTTGCGCCTGGCTGGTCGCCGTGCTGGCTGCCGGGAAGACCCGGATCGCCGGCGCATTAACCGTCGCGCCCCCCGTAAGGGACGCCGCTCCCTCGCGAACACGGGTCGCGTCAGCCGTCGCCGTCAAGGCGATGGACGCCGCCACGGTCGCCGCCTTAACCCAAGAGGCTCCCGACACGGGTTAGGCTCGGTTAGTTGATGGTGAAGACAATGGCGTTGTTGGCGAACGAGATGGTGTCGCCATTGGCCAGTTCCTTCGCCGTCACCAGCTTGGACCATATCAGCAAGTTGCCGCCGGTTAGGGCGTCGTAGACGCCAATGCCGGTAATGGTCACCGGGCTGACAGCGTCATTGGCCGGAAAGCCGATCACGCCGTCGTTCTTGGTCTGGCCGCTGGCGTAGTTGGTGAAGTCTATCTCCTGCCGGGCGTAGTTACCGTAGGTCGGCTCGGTGAAGGAGATGCTGTCATCCCAAGACTCGGGATTGGCGTTGGTAAACAACGCCAGGTAGGTATTGGTCGGGTTGGCCTGGGCATCGTCGCACTGGAGAAAGTATTTGACGATAGCCTCTTCCATGTAGTTGGAAAACGCACTCATGGGAATAACCTCACGTTAGGAAGCAGAACGGTTAGCAGTGACCCGGCCGTCGTCAATCGGCGGCAGGGCGGCTTGAGCCTGAGCGTTGGCCATGACGGCGTCAGCGAAGGTCTTGTAGTGCGCCGCCGCCCGTTCCAGGTTGGCCGTGTACTCCGCGTCCTTGGTGTACGCACGATAGAGGACATAGTCGAGGATCACCGGCACCCAGATGTCCTCCAGGGTGATATAGTCGCCCTCGGCCAGCGTCGCCGTGGGCGTGGCGCTGTAGGTTACTTCGACCTTGTGGCCAGCGGCGGGCGCTGGGTAAAGATAAAAGCTGGTGGGATGGGCCGGATCATGCGTGTAAAACTGCACCGCCGTGGAGGATGCCGCTGCGTGCCATTCCGGGAGCTGATCGTCAAGGACCCGCTTCAGTTCATGACGGATGGAACGGCCCGTGCCGGAAGTAGGCTTATTACGCACCACTTCCCGCAGGCGTACCGGCGTGTAAGTGTTCAAATCCGCCAGCCCGTTTTGGTCTAGCAGGCTCTGCTTGGTGTTGGCCACACAGGTGAAGTCCGCTGTACGCATCCCGGCATCGGGGCGCAGCAAGATGATCGCCTTGTGGGCGTCATTGATCCACTGAATTTTCTCCGCCTTGCTCCAGCGCAGGTCCTGGTCCTGGAGGATGACGTTTGCCCGACTCAGGATGTCGGAAACCTTGGTGTTACTGGCCATAGCCTACCCCGTTAAAAGCTGTGAGAACGCACGCGCAGCGCGACACCCGCCCCGCCGTGTGCCCGCCGGATGTTTTGGTTGTGAATGGCGTTCTCGAACAACTGGCGGTCTTGACCCTCCAGCCTCAGCTCGCTCCACTCACCGTGATTACGCCGCACCCAGGCCCGCGCCCCGGCGGCGATGACCTCGCGGAAATCGCTGTACAGCACGTCGTGAACGCGCTGCGCCGTATCCTTGGGCCGCAGCGTTACCAGGGCGGACAAGGTCTCCGCGCTCTCCGGGATGGGTAGCAGCAGCAAAGACCGGTCGCCCTCCAGGTAGTAATACTGTGGCTTCCCCGTTTCCATCCCCAGGTCCTGGACGATAAACTCACGGCGGTTGAGCCCGGTCAGCGGACTGGTCCCGCGCCGCACCTCCAAGACCTCCCAATGGACATCGCTGTCCGGGTACAGAGTCACCGTGGGTTCCCCTGCCACTACCTCGACCTCGACGGCCTGAGTCAGGAGCTGGGTGCGCTTACAGAACTCAATCGCCGCCGCCAGCGCCGCGTCGCGCAGCAGCGTCTCCGGGCAGCCGGGCAACCGGCCGCGGATCAGGGGGAGGAAGCTGTCAAGCTCGGTCATGGGTCAAACTCCCAGCCACGCGGCAAGCTGCACCGCGAGGGCGATCAGGACGCAGGCGGCTAAAAAGAATTCGGCGATGGCGGGTGG